GGGTCCGCCCCACGCGGGACCCCGGAGGACCGAGCATGAACGCCGGGCCGTGGGTTTACGAGACCACGCCGAATTGGTTCCGCGTATCCGCCCCAGGACAGCCGGGCTTGTTCTGCACGAAATCCCAAGCCGAAGCCATCGCGGTGCGCGACGCGCTGAATCGCGTACTGCGTGGGGTCGCCACCGGAGAGGAGCCTGGGACGTGAATCGGCCTGAGGTTGGGGCTTCTTCGGACGCTCCCCCAGAGGGAGCCTAGGGCTGGTGAGAGGCCGAATCTATGGGGTTAGGGGCCGTAGGAGGGCGTACAGCGCGTTTCTGGGGCCTTCTGGTGGGGCTGGGCAATGCCGCTAATCGCGCTTGGAGCCCCCGGGCCCACGCCAAAGCGGCTTCCACACTATCCCGGGCCGGCGCTAAGGCCAAGACTTGCCCGAGTTGTGAGTTGCGTTCGGCTTGCCGTCCGTTCAAGAATCCCACGGCATAGAACACGCAGCAGCCCAACACCGACAGAATCAAGGCGAGGGCGGGGAGCGGATTGAGCGGCGGGGCCGGGACTGGATCGGGCGTCCAATCCCGGCTCGGGAAGCGTAAGGCGGGTTGCGTCAGGTGCTCCGCTTGATCAGCGCAAGCAACTCGGCGGCCAAGACGGTGCCCAACGTCGCCGCAGGCGCCGCCCCGAAGCCCGAGATATCCGCCCCGCTACTGATGTGCGAGGCCACCCACGGCGCGAGCAACGCCCCGCCCAAGGTGATGGCGGGTTGAATCTTCCGAAAGAACGGGCTCTTGGCGATCGCGAAGTCCGTCTTTTTGAATTGGGCGAGGACGAAGGACGTGCCAATCGCGCCGACCCCGGCGAACACCGCGCCCCATTGTGCCGCGGCATCGGTGGTCACTTGCAGTAGGATATGCATACAGCCCCCCTAGTAGAGTTCTAAATGATCCAAGTCGTTGAACGTCTGGTCCGTGACTTGGGTGTTCCGGTTCCAATCGCCACCCCATAAAACGGGGAGCCCGAGGCGTATGGCGGTCGCCACACAGAACCCCCCGAAGTAGTACCACCGCGCCCTATCATTCCAATCGACCGGCAACGGCGCAAGGTCTATCGCATGGGCAAACCCATCCGCCTGGATTAAATGCTTGGATTGCAACGTCTTGGATTTGCCCTGGGCGACGAGTTCGGCTTGGCGTTCCGGCGTCCGCGCGACTTCCAAGACAACGAGTTCCCAGGTCTCCGCCACCTTTTCCACCAGCCGCCGGAGATCGGGATGGGCCTTGGTGAGCCGGGCGTTTCCTCCGAGAATCATGGGGCGCGCACCGTCAGGGGCTCGATGAGCGTGCGCCCGCAGGTGATCGGTTCAATGCCACGGGCGCGCTGACTCGTGGCGAGGCCCACACAGAGATTGTCAATCGCCCCGGCGATCCGCTCGCTGTTCCGGCTGCTGATCGGGACGAGCGCTTCGATGGCGGCGATGCGGGCGCTATTACTCTGGACTTGACTGACCGTGCGGATCGTGAACCCGACGACGCCGAGGAAGAACCCGACCGTCGCGATCCACACAGCCGGAGCCGCCAGCGCGACGGCAAACCGCCCCGGCTGTTGGTTCCGCGCGATGGCGTTGACCGCTTGGGTCAGCGCCCGGAGTTCACTCTCGATGATATCCAGCCGCTCAGAATCTGAGGCGCCCGTCACTCGTCGTCATCCTCCGGCCCCCACGTGATGACCCCATCGCAGCATTCCATAGACCCTCCCGAGCTTAGGCGGTCACCTTCCGGGTCTGCGCCCAACAGAACCAGCCCACCCCAAGAGCGCGAACGGTCTGATAGAGCCCCCAGGTCGCCAACCCCGGCGCGAGGAGGTAGCCCATCCACGCCAGCCACCCCCCCCCGAAGGCGGTTGCGAAACTCCCTCGGAACTGGGGATGCCGCCACACGCTGCCCACCACGACCCCGGCGCTGACGGTTTCGAGGAGTACATCCGGGCCCTGAATGCCTTCCAGCCAAAGCACCAGCAACGCCGCCACGACGAGCACCCCGATGGCCAGTTTCGCATCGCGGCGCGGGAGCAGGACCACCGCCACGAGGCCCGCCTGACTCACCGGGTAGAGCGCATTGACGAACCACGGATCGACCCCATGGGCCAGCGTATCCGCTAGCCAGGAGATGGCGAACGCTCCCGCGAGGGCCCACCACTGGAGGCGATGTTCGCGGCGCAGCGCGAGCCAGGCGAGCGGCACCAAGCCGAGCGTATGCGCTACCTCAAAGATCACGGGCAGTCCGGCGGGCAGACGTGGGACTTATTCAAGGGCGCGACTTTGGCGGCCTGGACATTGGGCCCCACCACCTCAAACGTCATCTTGTGGTTGTCGAGATGGACTTCGAGCCGACTGCCGGGCCCGGCGCTGAGAATCCGCGCGGCGAGGTCCGCCATCGTTTCCCACTCGAACCACCAAAAGGGTGTACTCATGCGATCTTCTCCTTGGGGGTGAGTTTTCGCAGCTCCGTCAGAATCACGAGTTGGGATTGATGGACCGCCGCATTGGTTTCATGGGCGTACAAGAGGGCGCGGGTCCATTCTTTCTGGGAGCGGATGAGCCAGAGCACCCCCCAGAGGGCAAAGCCTTGACCCAAGATAAACCCTACAGCCAAGAGGGCCACGGGTTCCGAGATGCCCGCCACCGCAAACTGGGAGAGGAGCGAGAGGGGGATCGTCAGGCTCATGGCAAGAGCCCCGGACGAATCCCCATCGCCGGAATGGTGATGTGGCGCCGCTGAAACTCCACCACCAAGAGGTCGCGGAGTTCCTGGGGCGCGTTCTTCCACGATTCCACGAGTTGGCTGGTGGACATCGTGCGGAGCTTCGCCATCACCGGGGCGACCGTCGGATTCGCTTTCGGCAACAGCGGTTCCCCGCCCCGGACTTCGGCACTCCGCGTGGGAGCGGCTTCCCCGGAAAAGAGCGGATGGCCGGGCCGCGGCGTATTCGGGCCCCGGCGCTGGAAGGTGGGCACATCCAGGAGGTCCGGGGTCGTGGATTGCATGCCCCGTGGGGCCATCGAAGGCGCCCGTGGTTCGAGCAATGTTCCCCGCGGCGCCACGGCCCCCAATTCCTCCCCCACCCCCAAGAGTCCTTGGACAGCGGGCACCGCTTGACGTTCTGCCGCCGGGGCGGCTTTCCCCGCAATCTGCCCGACCACTCGGCCCGCGTATCGCGTGACGGGGCGAATGGCTTGGGTCAGGAGCGCGGCGGTTACGGGCAGCGCGACTCCGGCGGCGGCCCCATACGGGGCGGCGCCGAGGGCGGCTTTGCCCCGGGCGCCGAAGCCCCCTTCGATGCGGCCCGCCGCCTGAGCCGCAGCGTACCCCGCTCCCGTCGCGGCATTCAACGCGGTCTTTGCGGCGGCACGGACGAGACGGTTCTTGATCCCGCTGACGGCCGCCCGAATCGCCGTGGGGGCGAGTTTCCCGGCTTTCGTGAGCCCCACTTCCACCCCGGCGGGGCCGAGGAGCCCCGCGGCTTCCCCCAGGAGATGCGCGGTGGGATGCTGGGCTTGGGCTTGGTCTTGCGTCATCCGCGCCCCGCCTTCGCCCGCCCCGATCCCGGGGACGGTCTCGACGGCCCGCGCCACTTGATCCCCGAGGCCGAAGGACATCATATCGGCTGCCCCCAAGCCGAAGGCCGCGAGTTTGCCGGGGTCAATATCCTTCAAGTATTGCGCCCGCACCGCCTCCGGTTGATTCGCCACTTGATGCAGCACGTGGCGGGTCGCCTCTTGCTTGGAAATCCCCTTCCGGATGAGGGCTTCCCATGCATCGGCGGGGTGAAACTGCGGGGCGACGGGGGCGCTCATCGGAACGGATTGTCCGGGCTATAGGTCGGTCGTCCGGTTGGCGCCGCTGGCGCAGCGCTCGTGCCGCCTTTCGCGCGACCCATCGCTTGCCGCATCGCCTGGATCATCGTCTCGCGGGCTTGTTTCTTCCGCGCAATCGTCGCGGGATCATCCCCGAGCTGCGGGACGAAGGTCTCGGCGGTTTCTTCCGCCTCGTTCGGATTGACGGTCGCGCCCGAGACGATGTAGAGATAGGAGCGGTAGAGCTGCGCCCCCGCCTGATTCTGCAACTGCTGCTTCGCAGACACCGCGCCCTGCCCAAAGCCGCCGGGGACTTTGGACGCCAGCACATCGGTCAGGCTCGGCGCTTCGGCGTTCTGAAGTTGATTGTAGGCATCTTCGCCCACCGTGAACAACGCCCCGGCCCGGCGCTCGCCTTCGGAGGGCTGGGTCATCCCGGATGGCAGAATCGCCCCGAGCCCCAAGGGCTGCTTCTCCCCCGTATCGGGGTCGATCAAAAAAAGTTCGGGCTTCCCCGACGCACCGACTCCAGCATGGATCGTCCGGCCCCGGCCCCGTTCCGGTTTCAGTTGCGCGAGAACATTCGAGAGCTTCCCCACTAAGTCTTCGGTCCCTGGCTCCCCGGCGAGTTCGGCCACCATCGCGGCGACCCGCTGGAAGGGGTCTTTGATATCTCGTGTGCCTTGGGCGACGTGCTGGACCCGCTGCTCGACTTGGCGCTGCTGGCGATAGGCTTGGAGTTTCAGGGCTTGCTGGGTCAAGCCTTGGATATCCACCCCGCCAATCGCGCCCCCGATATTTGCCAAGGTCCCTTGCTGCTGCGCTTGCGGGCCTCCGGCTTGGAGGAGGTTCGTCCCAATGTTCAAGAGGCCCTGACGCCCGACGCCTTGGGAGACTTCGGGGTCGAGCATCTGGGTCGCTGGGAACAACCGCGCGGCGAGGCGATCCAGAATCGAGGCTTTCCGGGCAAACGGGACCGGAGCGGTCACCGCGGCTGCCCGGTGAAGGGATTGATGTTGCCGAGACCGCCCGACCCGAACGCGGGGAACCCACCTCCCCCACCTCCACCCCCGAAGGCGCCACCGAGGAGTCCTGTCGCCGCCCCCGCTCCCCCGCCGGTAAAGAGACTCGCCAGCGTCAGGCCGCCGCCGAGCAATTGACTAAACGGGTCCGACTGGGTGTGCGTGGTCTGCGTCGTCCCGTAGGGTCCCATACCTTGATTCAGGAGCCCGAGCATCTGGGGGTCAATCCCAAACCCGAGATTGGCGAGCTGCCCCGCCCGGCCTAAAGCATTCTGGTACTCGCCGTAGCGTTGTCCCGCTTGGCCCTGCGCGATTTGGCCGAGCGCCGCGCCCTCCGCGACTCCTTGCCGCGACCCGCCAAAGGCCCCCGCTTGGGTGGCTTGGTCCCCGATCGTGCCGAGCGTTTGCTGGCGGAGTTGGTTCCAGTAGGGGTCCAGTTGCGCCCCGTAGCCACCCATCAACTGCTGGAGCGCGCCTTGGTCTCCGCCGAGGGCCGAGAGCCCGACGCCACCGAGTTGCCGCCCTTGGGCGTAGAGGGGATTCCCCTGCGCGGCCAAGGCGGCTTGGCGCATTTGCTCGACGTACCGCGCACTAGCCGGGTCAATCGTCTGGGATACCGACGAACTTCCACCTTTTGAGATGGGGCTATCCTCCCTTCTGGTTCATAGAGACCTCCCCATCATCACGCCTTCTTCGGTCCAGCCCTCATCCTTCATCCACGCTACTCGGCTCCAGCCTTTGCGCCCCACGAGGCTCGCGTGGGTGCAGCCACAGGCCCGCGCCCAATCCAGTATGGGTCCGACCATAGCCCGGATCTCCGGCATGGAGCCTTCCGCCAAGAAGAAGTGGATCGTCTTGCGGAGCGGGGTTTCGAGGATCTCCGTCACGATCACCGAATCGCCCCCGCCCCAGTCTTGGAACCGCCCCGCTGCAACCCCCTCGGCAATGTCGGCCGGCGCATGGGTCCCGGCGTAGTGGAGGGCCCGAGAGATCGGAGAGATCACGGTCATGGGGTCACGTCCGCAGCAGTACGCCACAATTCCCGAAAGATCGTCCCATCCGCCGTATAGAATCCAATCGAGCGTTGCTTGGTCGTCGCTGGATCAACCCACGCCCCCGCCAAATGCCATGCCGCGTTCCATGTCGTCGTGATCGCCCCCCCGGTATTGTTGGTCAGGCTCATCGTCACAATCTGTCCGGCCACGCCATTGGAAGGGGCGCCGATGGAACGACTCGCGCCGAGCAGGACTGTTAGCAGATTGCCATTGCGAAGATCGACCGCTACCGTCCCGGCATCTGTCAGCGCAAAGAGCGTTTCTCCGACGCGCATTAGTAGAGGGGCCCCCGTCCCACATATTGCACATCCACTCGCGCAAAGGCGTTCGCATTGTTATATGCTGCACCCGCGAACGACACCACGATGTTTTCCCCGCTCGCAGTATAGGTCACCACCGCCTCCGTCCCCTGCACGGTGGTAAACAGGTTCGTCACCGACTGAATCGCGACCGCCCCAGCGAAGGCGTTATAGCCGATAATCACATCCTCCCGCAGCGTCGTGTTTTGCACCAACAGGGCAGTCTTGTCATCGTGGGCGAAGACTTGCACCCGAATGGTGAGGGGATTCGCATCAAATCCCGCCAGCGGGATGATGAGCGTCTGGCTGATGAGGCTTCCCGCTAGAGTCCGGAACTCCCGATCATGCGCCGACCGAACGACAAACCCTGGATAATGGGGGACGGCGCTCTGGCAAGCCCGATAGATCGACGGATCGAGGTAGAGTTTGCCCTCAACCGCCTGGGTGCAGCCAAAGAAGATGGCGCCGGTCCCACCTGTCAGATTTCCTACGCTGCCCCGGAAACTGACCTTATCCCAGCGATTGGTGGTTGAGCCTGTCTCCTCTACCCCTAGCGACGTGAAGGAATCGAATCGCAGCGGCTTCATGCTGTTGGCAGGCACGTCCTCGCTGATGTGCAGATCAATGTCCACATCCTCGATGACCCCCGTCCCCGTTACGACCGGCTGATGCTCCAAGGTCACCGCCGCGACGTATTGGGATACATTCCCGGAGAAACGCGCCTTGATGGAGATGTTTTTGGTATTCCGCTCATACCGCTTGACGAGGATGGCACTATTCGCCCCCAACGCCACGCCGTCGTGATAGATCGACACCTCGACAGATTGATCGGTAACGCCATACGGGAAGTAGGCCCGACGTACATTCTCGCAGCGCCAATTCCCGCGCAACCCGTCCCCGTTCTCTTGGCATACAACGCCGTAGTATGAATTACGGATGACGCAATCCTCAATACGAATATCCCGCACCCGCGCATCCGTATTGGTGGTATTGCCGAGAATCACGAAGGCCACTACACTATCTGCGCGGCACCCAATGATGCGCGAGTTGCTGTAGTTCGCCGCCCCACCTTCCCCGTAGAGCTGGATGCAATCGGCGCCATGCCAATCGACCCCAAGATTTGTCCCCGTGTCCTGGAAGTAGATATTGCGAAACTCGATGTTCTGAGGGTTCTTGATGTAAAAGAACAGCGTTTGTGTATCGTCGGTCGTATTGATCGTGAACATCGCCGGACCACCCAGAAAAGTGATATTGCTGGTGACGCCCAGATCAAAGCAGCGGAAGAAGGCCGAGCGGGTCCCCATATTGTAGGTGCCAGCCGGGAAATACACAGTAGAACCGACGACAAGTTTTGCCGCCGTAATGGTGGCAAGAATGGCATCACGATCAATGACTATGCCATCCCCCACCGCGCCGAACGCCTTGGCATTGAAGACTGGCCCTAGCAGTCCCGGAAATGTCGTGGCGTCAGGATCATAGCCGGACTGCGTGAGAACATTTCGCAGCGGCGTATTGAGCGTATCCGCCAGCGTGGGGTGCCCACGCCCCACCATCCGCTGAAGGTACGAAATCCAAGGCAGCGCAGCCATTAGCTATTGGCTCCCAAGAGATCGTCCACCAACGCCTTCACGCGCTCCGCCAACAGGGGCAGCGTCACCGTCGCCGTGTCAAACGTCGTCCGCGTCGCCGTCCCCGTAGGTCTGGCCCAGCCCGCCAGTCGTTGCTCCAGCGTCGTCAAGAAGTTCTCCAAGGCTTGCCGAAGCCGGTCCTGATCGGCGCGGTCGTATTTGTCGGGCGCGGCGGGTAACTTCATCGGCTATCGTCTCCCCATCGGGATCACGCCCACGCGCATCGTGCCGAGCCGGAAGTCCACCGTCCCCACCGGCCCCGCCAAGAGACTCCCATCCGCGAAAAAGCTCCCGTCCGCGAACACGCCCAAGTCCCCGACCTGTTTGAAGCGGACCCGCACCTGCCGCCCGGACCCCCGGATATCCGTCTCCGCGTTCAAGGTGTAGGGTCCGAACGTCCGCTCAGTTTCATGGGGTTGGAAGCTCGCGAAGAACGTCACCTCCAGTTGCCCGATCGGGAGGTCGTCGGGAATGAGTTTCTGGAAGCTCATCGTCCGCTCCCCATTCCCGAGTTCAATCGGCCCCGACTCGATGTAGGCGTTTTCGCCGCCCCGGTCCTGCCCTACCTCATGTGCGTAGAGCTTCCCGGAAGGGTCCCAGGCCATCGGCTGGGCAAAGACGCCCGCTCCCACGGCGGCGGCGCGGTTCAGGTTCCCGAAGGACCAGAACCCGCCCCGGTAGTTGTACATCACGTAGCGGTCGTTCTCCAAGCCGGACTGTGAGGCGGAGGGGTAGTACCACCACACTTCCCCAAACTTCGCATTGGCAAAGGCCGAGACCTTGGCTTTCTGCGTCATGTTGAAGTCCCCGAAGATGTAATCGGAGACCTCACAGGGGATCTGTCTCACGGCCCCGTCGTAGCGGAAGAACTGTCCGTCACCCATCCAAAAGGCGGCGTCCCCGGCAACACACGCGGCATTGGGACCCAAGAGCCCACACCCATCCCCGCGTTGATCGAAGCGGTAGATGTAGAGGCCCCCGATGTAGACAGCAGTCCAGAGGTCCGCATCCGTCCAGAGCAGGGTCTCTCGGGGGGCTCTCCGTCCGGCGATCAACCGACCGTTTGTTTGCAGCACGAAGTCCCCGGCGGAGTTCGTGACACCGGGAGCCCAGGTCGTTTCCGTTTCCTGCGAGGCCCAGGCCACTTGCCGGGGATTCGAAGAAGACCCGAGGGCCATGATGAACCGTTCTCCGGTGACGACGACGGCCCGGCACCCCGTGGGGGCGTTCGTGAGCTGGGTAAAGTCGTTGGCGATGTTCTTGTCCCAAATCCAAATCTTGCCGTCCGAGGTGAGACAGCCGAGGAGCTTTTCCCCAAAGTTGTCGAGGCTCCAGGTATCCGCATCCACGAAGACCGCCGCCGTCGAGCCCGTGCCGTAGAGCCCTACGCCATAGGGCCCCGCGCCGTAGGCGCCCGAGCCCGTGATGGTCGAGCCATCCGCCGCCCCCGCCGTTAACCCCCCAGGCGTGATATCGGTCAGCGTGGATGGCGAGTACGCATAGGCTCTGGTCGTGCCCGTCGTTCCCAGCCCAAGCCAGGCCGAACCATCATTGCCGCGCCACGGCACCGTGCCCCTCGGGAAGCCCGCGGCATCAATTTCGACGCCGGTCGAATCGTAGGTCAGCGCCCATCCCCCAATCGGGAGAATGGGCGGATACTGACTGCCATCGGGGAGCCACCGAATCAGATTTCCCCGCGCCCAGCGGCCCTTCGACTGATAGAGCGTGCCGTTCGCATAGAGGCCCGCGGGAAGATTCAGGGGCAGCAGGGTTTCCACTAGAGCACGCTCGCCGTGTCAGGATCGAGACTCCGAATCGAGGCGGTTTGCAGCGTAAACGTCCCAGCCCCTACTTGGTCACACTGGAAATGCACGGTGATGGGATTGCCGTCCGTCTCCGCTGGGGACGCCGCGGCGAGCGTCGTAATGACCCCTCCCCCGGAACTGTCGCTAATGAGCACGACATCGGCGCGCTGGGAGTTCGAGGCACGGCGGATGACCCGCGCCGATACCGAGAACCGCGTGCCCGCGAATGCCGTAAAGGTACTGAGGGTGGTCCCACCCCAGACGAGGTTGACGGTGCTATTCGTGGCCCCCGCGAGACCCGCATATGTGATCTCGACTCCTGCCCCATTGCGGTCCAGCGTGTTCGCGGCCAGCGTCCCCGTCGTGACATCGACCAAGGCCGTGGACGCCGTGGTGACGTTCGCGGCGGTGAAGGCGGTATGCGCCACCCGGTTGACGGTGGTCGAGTTCCCGATGTAGGAATTGAGCTTCCCATTCACCGTGAAGGGGCCAGGCACGATGTAGGTCTTTTGGTGGAGCAGGGACCCGTACCACGTCGTGCCGCCATCGTAGGTGACGAGCTGTAGCATATCGACCCCGGCGGCTGTCAGCACGGGGTCTTGATCCCCGTTTTCCCAGATGACCGAGGCGGGCCACGTAATCCCGAAGGCCGCCCCGTTGGTGATCTTGAGCCAAATGCGGGTGAAGAAGGTGCTCGTCGGGACGTTCGAGAACGCAATCGACGTGACTTGGGTATTCGTGCCGGTGAAGGCACGGGCGAGCGAGCAGTCCACCGTCGTCGTCGCGCCCCAGGCCAAGGCGGATTGAATGAGCCGGGGCTTCGCCAGTTCGGTGTCGAGGGTGTCGAGGTCCGTGTTGAGTTTCGTGCCCCACGTCCCCGAGGAGGCCCCGACTTCGGGCTTGGTTAACGCAAAGTTCGCGGTTGTCGCGTCGGCCATTTATTTCTGCAACTGGTAGGGGGCGGCAATGGCGTTGTTCGTGTACAGCGCGTACTTCGCCACGAGCGCCTGTTCAAGCGCAAAGAGCACGCTCGGGCCGAGATCCCCGGTGAAGACGATCACTTCCGCGACATCCCCGATGAACCCCGTGACCCCGACATCGACGTTCGAGTTCGTGTTCGTGCCCGCCACGCCGGCGGGGAACGTATGCACCCCATCGACGGCGAACCGCGAGGAGGTGCCCAAGGGCGCGGCGACGAAGCTCGACACGTGAAAGAGCGTCACATCCCCGGCGACCCCGGAGGTCGCGCCAGCCACGTTGTCATCCATCGCCACAAAGGCATTGGCGGTCGCCCAATCCAAGGCCACGCCAATCCGCTGGGCGTTGAAGGTGGCGATCTTGTTCACCGCCGCATCATCCGCTTCGGTGTTCCGAAACACCCCGATGACCGTGATGGGGCGAACGATGGCTCCCGCCACGGCGGCTTGCATCGTGTCCGTCGCATCGACGTAGCGCACGACGGGCTGCCCGGCGATAATGTTCACCTTGTAGATCGGCTGGTTCGCGCCCGTGCCCTGAACGAGATGCCGGGCGTTGCCCGAGAGGTCGTTCCACTGGGCCACGGCGGTCGCATCGGCGGGATTCGCCGCACCCCCAAAGCCGTTCAGGGTATCGGCGCTGTACCAGGCAAAGAGCGCGCCCCCGAAGGTTCGCGGGTCGATATTGAGCAGGTTGCCCACTAGAACACCCTCGCTAACGGTTGGAATTGCGGACGGGTCCCGACGAGGAGCCGTTCGTGCTGGCGATTCACGTCTTTCACGATCTGGTGGAACCGGCTCTCCCACATCGGCAAACGTTCATCGTGCAAGAGATAGGGGGCGGATTCACACAACGCCCCATAGAGGTAGAGGTCCGGCGTATCCGCGTAAATCGGATTCACCGCCGCGTTGCCAGCGGTGATCGGGACCGCCACCGACGCGGTGGGCCCGACTTGGACCGTGACGATGGCGTAGGTGCTGTCCACCCCGAGTGAATCCTTGGGGACGTTCGGGAAGGGATAGACGGCGATTTGCTGTCCGAGGATGGCGTAGGTCTCGGGGGCGCCCGTGCTCGGGAAGTCCCGATGGTACGTGAGGAGGACCGTCTCGGTCACCTGGGGCAGGGGACTCGCCGGGTTGAAGGTCAGGTTCGCGTCGGTGACCCGATAGCCCACGAAGGGCATTTCGACCACCCCAGCCAATCCCGGAATGACTCCGGTGCGTCCGGTCGTGGCATCCAAGGGAAAGCTGAACTCGGCGCGGGTCGAGAACGGGGTCAGCTCGCGCTGCATCCGGGCTTCCGCCAAGCGAATGAAGTCGGGGATGCGGGCGTCCAGGTCGCTTCGGTTTAAATACGCCGCGATGGTCGCCACGAGGTCGGCGTAGGTGACGAAGGCCATTAGACCGCCGCCCGCGTTTGCACGGATGCCCGAGAGGCGACCGCGTGTTGGGCTTCAAACTCCACCATCCCGATGTGCGTCACTTCTTTGGAGAGGTCGTGATCCACGTAGATCGTCGCCCCGGCGTCGGTCAGCTTTTTGCAAAAAAAGAGGTCTTCGCCAATGTGCGCGTGATCGTCCGGCACCCAGCCCATCATAAACCGGGGCGGCTTGATACTCCGCACGAGGTCCGCGTGGACGAGCATGACCCCCATGCCTGTAGCGGCCACGGCCTCAAGCCCCGTCGAGTCTTGCTCGGTATAGACACGGGTCATGGGGTCCCCGAGACTGTGGACGCTCACGGGGTGGAAAGGCGGTCGCCGGGTCGTATAGTTCGCGGCGACGACGGGGGTATCGTGCGCGAGGAGTCGAACCAATGCGTTGACCGGAAATCGCATGTCCGAGTCCAGATAGAGCAGGGCATCGCATTGGGCCCGGAGGGCGGCCTCGGTCGTCTTTTCCCGTAACTCAGGGAGCCAGCAGCCGGTTGCCAGAAAGCGCCGGAGGTCCAAGTCGGGGCGCGCCGCCACAGTGAACGCGAGGAGCCCAGCGAGGTCGTATGAGTGCCAGGCCCAGACGTGATCGGTCGAAACAAGGCACACCCCGATTCTCACAGTTTGCCTGCCTTCACCCGGAACAGTTTGTTGTCTGGGTCATTCAGAAACTTGTGCATCGCTCGTTGACGGTCGAGCGCCGACAACCCTTGCTCGCGCCACGTCTTCCTGAGCGCCATGTAGATGGGCATGGGAATCCGCGCCACCAAGTTGTCGTTGTCCTTCCACGTCGTCCCTTGGAGACTGGCCAGGTCTTTGTTCTGCTCCAGAATCGGTTCCACATCAACGGACGATTCCACGGCAAAGCGCCCATCAGGCAAGGCATGGAAGGTCCGCACCCGCCCGGTCAAGGGATCTTCGTCGAGGAGGAGGGTCGTGTCGCTCACGTGTACCCGTGCTTCGCCCGCTGGCGAAATCCCTTCGCTCCGGCTTTGTGATACACCTGGGACGCGCCCGCTTTGCCGGGGGCTTTGACAAACTCCTTGCCCACGGCTTGGGAAATCCCGAGCGTGGACTTCCCGGCGGCGGCGGCGTACATCGCCCGTTTTTGACGGTCAGAGGTCGCAGGCATCAGGGCCGCTGGACGTTGAAGACATAGACCCCCGCCGGCGGG